CCGTCTCAAGCTGAATTTGGCACAACTCTTGACAGCCCCCCGGTCGGGAGTCTACACCTTCGACCTTACTGGGGAAAGGATCGTGCCAGTTTATTTCTGTCGACGTTGGCCTAGGAACGACGACCGCATTCCCCTAGGGCATGTACGCATCTCGGGGATCTGGGGCTTCTTAGCGCCTCTCAGCGCGGGACTTGGCGGTATGGCAGGCCCTGCACAATCCCTGCAGGTTCTCCCGCCAGAAGAACAGCCGCTCATCCCCTTCATGCGGGCGGATATGGTCGACGTGGGCATCCACCCGTGTGAGCGCCCGGGTACAGCCAGGACCCGCACAGAACGGCTGCTCTCGCAGCACACGCGCACGCAGGCCCCACACGGGGTGACGCCACTGGGCGCGCATGTAGAGATTCGCACCCGCGGCCTGGCGGTGCACAAGGCAGCGCCCTCGAGGGACGAGCGTGCGACAGCCCGGCTGCGTACAGAAGCGCAGCGGGGCCGTCGGCATCAGCGCACTCTGGGAAGAGGGATGTCCCCGATGAACAGCTGGAGCAGCCACAGTACGACCACCAGGATCACCACAACGCGGATGATCACCTTGATGGGCGCGGCCATCGGGATCTGCGTCTCGACGAGGTAGAGCAGCACCCCGACGATGATGAGCACCACGACGACGGATATCAGGCCCACTGACGGTCACCCTTCCCACGTCGAGCGGGAGGCCGGGGCGTAGTGCAGCTGGCGGCCGGGGGCGCGCACGTCGGGATCGCGTTCACCCACGTCGGGATCGCGCTCGATGTCCGGGCGATCCGGTGTCGTCGGGGGTTCAGGCTTTGGGGCCGGCTTCGTCGGTGGCTTCGGGGTCGGCGGCTTCGGATCGGACGGGGTTGGGGTCGCCATCGGTCGGTCCTTTCGTGAGGTTGCGTGGATCGTGGACGAACACTCTGCACGTCTCGCACCACGGCCAGAGGTCAAGCCAGGGCTGGCCCGTCGTCGCCACCACCAGCACGCGCTCCGGGTCGATCGGCATGCCGCACGTCGCATGCCGGGTATGTTCCACGTGGCACCATTCGTCGGGGACGTCGGCCCGCCGGGACTGGTACGCGTAGAAGCGTTTGGCGCCGCGGGCCATCAGTGTCCCAGCGTCTGGCCGAACAGCTTGACCTTCGTGGCCCGGATCAGCGCGAGTAATTCGGCGGTCTGCTCGTCGCTAATCGGCTGATCGAGGAAGCTGAGATTAGGGCCAGCCTCGCGATACGCGGCGGCGGCAATCTGATCGCACGCTTCGCGAAGCACAGCCGGCACGGGAAACGATCGCTCGAGGCGAATCACGCGGCAGATCGCTTGCTCCATGCGCGCATCCGGCACATCGGCCAGGGCCTCGTAGTAGATTCGCATCTGCTCGAGGTTGGCCGGCTTGTTGAAGGTCACGGTCAAGCGGTTGTAACAGTGCGCCCAGATCTCTTTGGTCATGACGTCCCCTCAACAAACTGTTGCAACACGGTCGCGCGCGACGTGCCGACGATCCAGAGGCGAAAGCGCGCGTCGAGCCACTTGAACACATCCGGCGCGATCGGTTCGCCGCTCCGTTCGATCTCGACGTCGATGTCGTGATACCAGGGCAGTAAGCGCGCATCGGGATCCGTCCCACCCAACAGCCGGCGAAAGTCGTCGTGTAATTTGTTCGGGACTTTCAGCCGCGCCCCGACAAACGCGTGATTTTGCAGGGCTTTTGCGTATTGCAGGGGACTCATGATCAGCGGCGGGGCCGTCGTCGTCGTCGCCTTCTGAGGTACGACTCCGACAAGATCTTGTTTCTTAGTACGTACCCGGAGATCAGAGATCGGAGAGCCATCATCTGGCGATGCGTTGGCCATCGTTTGGCCATTAGGGTCGCCATCATCTGGCCATCGGTTGGCTATGCCGTCGCCATCGTTTCGCCATCGCTTGTTGGCGCCCTTCGCCCCGTTCTGCGCCTGCTTTATACGGAAGGCTTCCTGCTCCTCTCGCACGTGCTCGAGCCGCACGTTTCGCCAGCGGCCAGCGTCATCACGGATGAACTTCTCGCAGATGCGCGCCCAGATCTTCACGGCGGCCGGCCGCGTGCAGCGCATCGTCTGCGCCAGCGCCACGGGATCGTCGCCCGGCACAAACCCGTCGTCCCACTGCGCGCAGAGCAGCAGCATGTAGGCGCCGACTTCAGTCGTCGTCATCTTGCGCGTCCCCGACACGAAGTCGTTCGGGTAGAACTGGAAGGCCGGCGGCGCTTTCACGGGATCCGCTCCGGTGGCACGGTCCGCGGACCGCGTGCGACGATTTCCAACGCCTGCTCATAGTCCGCCATTCGGAGGTCATTCGTGCTTTCGATGCCGAAGGCGGCATAGATCGCCTGTTTCAGCGCCTCGCGGTCGGGCCACGGATTGCCGATCTGCTTCGCCATGTCGGCCGTGGCGAACAGCTTCACCCGTTGCGGGGCCGTGATCGGTTTACTCTCAGGGTCCACTCGGCGGGGCGGCGGCGGGGACGGGGCGGCGGCGACGACGATGGGCGGCGGCGGCGGTTCGTGGTCGTCGTCCCGTTCGAGTTCCTCCGCCGATACCTCACCAAACCCCACGAGGGACGACACGGCGCGATTGAAGGCCCGCGTGTGCGCGTGCGCGCGGATGTTGTGCTCCGTCGCCTGCCAGGGCAGCAGACGCCATTTGTTGGCCTCGCGGCGTGACGCCTTCTCCAGCGCCGCGCAGCTGCCATCGCCGACGGACGAGCGGCCGGTGGGCGTCGTCGCCCGGTAGAGGACGAAATACACGAAGTTATCGTGGCCGTCCTCGAAGGTGCCGTGGACTTCGCGCCGCTCCTGGACGAGGTCGAGGGTCAGATTGAAGGCCGTGGCGACGCCGCGCCAGTACCCTTTCTTGCGGAAGGGGCGGCCCTCAATCTTGAGAATCTGATCCGGCATCGCCTTGTCGAGCGCCTGCTGGAGCTGCTGGTACTCGCGGAAGGCGGAGGACATCGCGGCGGCGCCGTACAGCGGCGCGGGCATCAGCGCGGGGTCGATCGGGACGAGCGCGGTACTTTTCGCGGTCATGGGAAAACCTACGACTTAAACGACCTAACGACTGTGGTAAACGTCTGCCAACGCTTCCCTAGCAGACGGTGCAGTGTCCCGGCCAATGCGTCCAGATTGTCAACCGGAACCGTTACCGTGCGCGGCCGTAATCCAGCCTTTATCGCCGCCGCATTCACGCTCAGTTCACCATCGACAACACGCCGGTACAGTGCTTTGTCCTTCTTGTGTAAACGTGCGAGCGTGTAACTCCTGGTGTTACCCTGAATCGCCTTCTTAATTACATTGGTATGATGATGTTGCCCTTGTGGCGCGACCACTTCGGCCCGGAACATCCGTAAGGCTTCAAGGTCGTCCTTCAGTAGTGCTTCAACCTTTTTTAGATCTTCTCCAAACCCCTTCAACGGTGGCGCTGTGACCAGTTCCGCGAACGAGGCACACTCGATAATTTCGCCCGTCCGGATGCGCCGTCGGCGCCACGCCTCGTCCCGTAGCACGACGACGATCATGTTGGCGAGGCCCGCCAAGTTCATTTCTGAACCGCGCAGTGTGCGATCCAGGTCGTCGCACAATTCGCCGGCACGTTCGGCGGTCACAGGTCGCTCACCTTCAACAGATCCAGCCGCTCGATAGCTCTGCGGCACTCATCCAGCGTGAACAGTTGGCGATCCCATTTGCCGATGAATCGACCGACGTAGTTGTTGAGTTTTTGGAACTTCTCCGGATCGTCTTTCAGCAAACGAAACGCGATGCGCTTGACCTTGGCGTCGAGGGCCTTGCGTGCATCGTCCATCTGCTTTTCCAGCGGACGTTGAGGACTTCGCCGCTCGCCGGAACCAGCCGGCGCCGCGGCGGGTTGCCCGTGGTACTTCTTGTAGACGCGCAGCGCCTGGACTTCAGATAACCCACACTCGCGCGCCAGTGCGGCAATTTCCGCAGCCATCGCGGGGCTGAGCGATTCGCCTTCGATGATCGTGCCGGCGGTGCCGGTATGCTCCGTGCCAATGATGATGTCCGACGAGAACAACGGCGGATCCCAGAGTGTGCGGCGAATGGCGTCGTCAAATTCATCGTCCGATTCGTCTTCGATCGCTTGCGCCTGTGCTTCCGTGATCTGTCGTGCGTGTTGCACCAGAATCGGGTGATCGGGAATGAAGCAGTACGCTTCCATGTCTTCGGGCGTGCCCATATTGCGAACGATGCGCCCAACGGCCTGCCGAAAGAACAACGGCGTTTTCGCCGTCGTTAGGTACGCTTCAACGATCAGCCGTTTAATGTCGACGCCTTCGCTGATTTGCTTGACCGCTACCACCCAGAGCTGGTTACTCTCGCGGAACGCATCAACGGTCGAGGTCGCCCGGTCGCCATCCGAAATGACCAGATCGGGCGCCTCGCCGGTAATCGTCTTCAATTGCTGCGCGATTCGCTGGGCATGATCCTGATCGATGCAAATCGCCAAACCGCCAGCCCGCGGCATGGTTTCGCGACAGCGCAGTAGTTGGGCATGGGCGAGGCGGAGCAATTCGTGGGTGTACTTGCCGGGCCGGAGAATGCGCGACAAGGCTTCACTGGCCGCGGCTTCTGACACCTCGCTCGAGAGTTCCAGATTTTCTTCGCCCGTCATGGACAGGCGCCGCACGATCCCGCGTTCGTGTTGAAAACGGACGACGCGGATCACGCCGTCACGAATGGCCCGCGGATAGTCATAGCGGTAGTTCGCGACACACCAGCCCTCACCGTCATAGTCCACAAACGGGATCCGCGTGCTATCGCCCCGAAAGGGCGTGCCGCTCATCACCAGGCGACGTCCAGCGGCGCTGAAGCACTCGCGGAGATGAAAGCCCCACTGATTCTCGTCGCCGGCGTGGTGAATTTCGTCACAGATCACCAGGACGTCTGTTTCATGGCAGCGCAACTGCCACAAGGGCGCATGGCCCGGCAGCCCTTGATAGGTCAGAACGAATCCGACCATTTCAGATTTCCAGTGATCGCACTCGCGGGTTTGGAATTGCAGGCCGAACAGCGCTGCCGCTTCGCTCTGCCACTGGTTCCGCAGTGCATCCGTGGGGACGACGATCACGACCTTGCGGCGTTCTGGATGCTCTGCGATCCATTCTCTGGCCGCCATCAAGGCTGCAACGGTTTTCCCCGCGCCCGGCAGCGCCACCAACAAGAACGATGCACTGGTGTCTCGACGCCAGGCGTAGATGAATTCTTCTTGCCACGCGCGAGGGTCCGGAGGATTTGCCATCGACTTCGCCCGATTCTCGTCGCCCGTCAGCGCCTGCAAGTTCAAGATGTCGTCCGATCCGCCGGCGGCGCGGGGCACTTTGTGATCGGTCTCCCACGTCGATCCCAGCGGCGCGCCGGATAGTTGGCTACGTCCCTGAGCGTTGACGTAAAGGGCCTCACGGATTCGTTGGCGCGCCACGTCACTGTTCCTACGTCAGCACCGCCGCGGCGGCCTCGCCAAAGGCCAACAGGCAGTGCTGGTCGACGCGCCCGCCCGGGTCGGCCGCCACCTGCCGCGCATACTCCCGGCACGCCAGGTGCGCGAGCGTCGCGCAGGATTCCCACGAGCGGCTGTACTCCGCCGTCGCATCCCAGATGGCGCCGGCGCAGACGTAGACGGCCACGTCGCCGATGACGGGCAGCCGCCGCCGGTCGAAGGCGGAGGTCGCCAGCGCCAGGAGGACGATCGCGGCTTGCGTGCGGAGGTCGGGATAGGCGCTGCGGAGGAACGACGCGAGGATCGCGGCGTCGATGGTGTAGTCGTGTTCGAGCGGAATGAGCCGCCGCTTCTCTTCCGCGATGCGGCCGAGATGTTCGATGCGTTGTTGAAACGCCTCACGCCTGCACGCAAGAGTGCCGGTACTTTCTGGTGACACCATCCGTTCCATCCGTTCACCAGGGGCGCTACCGGCAGGCCCGCGTAGAGTGTCCGTACTCGTGTCCATAATGCGTACCGGAATGCTCGTAATTCCGTTAACGGCTCGCAATTACGAAACGGCTGATTTCCTCAGCGTTTCCGAAACTCTTAGGGATTTGGGGGATCGCGGAAGGCGTCTCGGGAGGACTTAAAATCCCACGAGGCTAACCCCTTATGCGGGTTCGATCCCCGCCCCCGGCATCCCCTCAAACCCTACGCCCCTTACGACTTACCACCGCCAGCCCGCCTTTCGAGGCCCGGCGCGGTTGCACCACCCGTGGTGCAGTGTCCGTACTTCCGTCCATAATGCGCCGCAAATCCGCGGTGACATCGGCTTCCGTCAGGATGTTGTAGCGCTGCCACATCGACAGCGTCTTGTGGCCCATGATCGCCATGACCGTGGACGTCGAGACGCCGAGCCGGTTCAAATTCCGCGCGGCCGTGCGGCGCAAGTCGTGCAACAGCTTATCCGGCACGCCCGCGGCGTCCCGGGCGGCGTTGAAGGCCCCACGCCAGTTGACGATCGGGTCTCCCCGCCGGGCGCCGCGGCCGCCGGCCCACCGCACGAAGACGCGCGTGGTGCCAATGCCCTCCGCCTGCAGCTCCGCGCGCACGCGCGCACACGTCCGGAGCACGCGCGCCACGGCCGGCACCAGGGCGTAGGGGATGCCCTTGCCGCTCTCTTCCTTCGAATCCTCGGGGTCGAGGCGCAGCCAGCCGTCGGCCTGGACGTGCCGCCACTCGAGCCGGGTGACTTCCTCGAGGCGCCAGCCGGTCCAATACATGACCGTGAGAATCGGGCGCAGCTCGAGCGGCAGCTGCCGCTTGACGCGCACGTAGTCCGGCCGTTCGAAGAACCCCGTGCGGCGGTTGTTCTCTTTCAGCATGGCCAGGTACGGCACGGTCGCCACCAGCCGCGCCTGATGCCCGAGCACGAACATCCGGTGCAGCATCGCGCGTTCGCGGTTGATGCTGGCGTTGCTGGCGCCGGCCGCCTTGCGCGTCTGGCGGTACAGCGTCCAGGCGCCGGCATCGATCGTCGACAGCTTGCGCGCCTTCCCGAAGTACGCGACCAGGTGCTTACTGCGGCTGCGCACGTTCGCCAGCGTGTCCCGGTCGTTGAGTTCGTAATCGGCGACGAGCAGTGCGAGCGCGACGTGCAGGGTGAACGTGTGCGCGCCCCGGGGCGGGGCCAGCCCGTCGGCAATCTCGGCGACCTTGCGCTGATACACCTTCAGCGCCTCGTCGTAGTCGGTCTGCCCCGTCGAGAATTCGCGCTGCCCCTTGCCGGGGATGTTGACGATCATGGACCACGTCTTGCGGCCGGGTCGCCGGCGGACTGCGCTGTTATGCACCTTTAGATTCCCATTGGTCAATCGTCGCGATGAGCGCCGCGCGCCGGATCCAGTACCGTTTCTTCCCGGGCGGCTGCACCACGGGCAGGATCCCCTCGTGGATCCACTGCAAGAGCGTCGTGTAGGGGACGCCCGACCACCGCGCCGCCGCCTCGACGGTCATCAATTCAGACGTGTCACTGCTGACGCGGGCCATCTTGCGGGGACCATCGGGGCGAGGCGTAGCCATGGGGTCGCGATCCTTCCTGTGTTCCGGTTGGCTGCGAACGGGATGATTTGGGGAAGGGCGCATTACAACGGAATAACACGGCGGGCGTCAAGCGAATTCAACACCTATCCGCCTCTAGTATATACTTATCATGGGTTATAGGTGAAACACCCGACGTCTATCTACACTCCAGATAGCATGGAGAGAGCGAAGAAAGTAGTGGTGTTCCGGCGGGGCTGGAAATGCCTCCGCTGTGGGCATGACTGGATCCCGAAGATGGCCGGCAAGCCCCGCACGTGTCCCAAGTGTAAGTCGCCGTACTGGGACTTGCCGCCGCGTCAGCACAAGAAATCCTAGCCCGCCAGCATCGCCTCGAGTTCGGCGAGGTGCTTGTCGAGCGCCTCCTGCTGGCTCATCCCCGCGTGGTAGTCGTACTGGGTCCGCGTAATCCAGACCGGATACTGATCGTCGAGCGCGCGGCCGTGCGCGGCGTACTTCTCCACCACGGCGGGCCGCACGGTGTTGGTGATCCAGGGTTCGTCGTAGAGCGGCAGCGGCATCTCGGGTTCTCCTCCGCCGATCGCCTTCATGGCGGCGGCACATTCCGGCATCTGCGGCAGTTCGTGGACGTAGCGCAGCTCGCGCCACCCATTCCAGTACTCCTGCGGGAGATGCCCATTCCACACGCACCATTCGCTGTGGCCGACGTAGAGCGCCCACCCGGCGGCGATGGTGTTGGTGAAGTCCTTCGCGACCTGATCGCCGGTGGTATTCATCCCGCCCGCTGAGGATCCCGGCCCGGGCGGCTCGTTGTTGATCTTCGGCAATTTCGGGTAGAAGGCGTTGTACGCGCTGGGCAGCGCCCACTTGCCCTCCGGCGTCGACGGGTCCACGCCGCGCATGGTGTGAATGGTGATTTCATTCGCGCCGGCGTGATCGTCGCCGCCGTACAGCTCGTCAAAGCTGGCTTCCATCGCTTCGTTCGTCGGCATCGGCCCGCTGCCCCCGTGCGCGGCGTCGGGCGACGACAGCGACAGCCGGAACCCCGGCGGCAGTTTCGATCGCAAGTCGCGGCCGGCCGCGCGCACCTCGTCCGCGGTCCAGTGGTTGACGCGGAATTCGTTCATCATCTCGAACGACCGGATCGCCTCCCAGCGCCCGCTACTCGCGGCGACGATCCGGTCGTGGAAGCGCCGGCGATCGTCCTCGGAGGGTGTCTGGTTGCGCCCGCCGTAGACGGTGGCGTGCAGCTGCCAGCCGAGGTCGCCCGCGACGTCGAGCATCTTTTTGTAGCGGTTCTCCCAGTCCTCGGTGATGAACACGCCGGCATCCCGCCAGCAGTCCGGGGAGCCGTGCGACTCGCCCTCGACGGCCAGCATGACGCGGATCACCCGCGGCGCAATCTGGGCGCGCACCCAGTCACGGTTCTGCTTCTCTTCGTCGGGCCATTCGGCGAGCGCCGTCTGCCAGCAAAACCAGCCGAACGCCAGATCGCAGACGCTGTTGGGGCCGGCATCCGACGGCGTGCCGCTGTCGAAGATCGGCCAGCTCGAGATGTCGATCCACGTGTTGGACGGGCGCCACTCGTGTTCCGCGGCCGGGACCCAGCACGGCCCGCCGACAAAGTCGGGATGGCCCGCCGCCGACGTGATCACGTCACAGCGATCGCCTTGCGGGACGGCGACGTAATCGAACGACGTGCGGACGCCATTCGGGAACGTGACGCCGTTCTCGCCCTCGTTTTTCGAGAGCAGGCCCCAGCGTTCGCCGGCCGGCAGCGCCGCCACGAGGCGTTGGAGGAATTCGCCACAGGCGGCGGCGGTGTTGTGCTTCAGTAGATGCGGAAACGCCTGATTGACCGACTCGACGACGCCGACATAATTCGGTACGGCCATATGGTTACTCCCGGATCCCGTTCAGACGTAAGATGCCCGTATGTGGGCGTGCCTTGCCGTGCTCGTCGCCGTGCTCGTCAGTGTCCCACCCGTGCGCGCCTGGCAGCGACGGCGCCAGATCGCCCGCGCGCGCGCCGCCCGCAGTTCCACGCGCACCCTGCCGCCCGTCACGCAATGAAGTACATCGTCTGCAGGTAGACCGACATGGCGCCGGGCGCATACGTCGTCCCCAGCGAATCGCGCAACAGATCCAGCACCAGCGGCGACGACTTCACTTGCGCCAGACCGGTGCCCGCGACGCCCGCGTAATACGCAAACGGCCCGCCGGCCGGCTGCGTCGGCACCAGCGCCGGGGGGAGCGCGACATACAGCCGCACCGGCGCCCCGGTGATCGTGCCGGTGCTTTCGATCAGCAGCGTCACGAACACGGCCTTGCCGATCACGATGTAACTGTAGGTCGCCGCCGAGACGACCCACGTGGCGCCCGCCGTCGGCGTCGTGAAATTGGCCGCGCTGAACGGCACGTTGACCGGAGCGCCGACGGCCCCGGCCGCGCCAATGGCGGCGTCAATCTGGTTATAGAGCAGCGTTTTTTCGGCGTTATTGATCACCGTGCCGGTGGTCCCGCTGCCGTCGTCGTCGATCCAGGGCGTGCGTGCGATGGGCATTCTCTCCCCCTTAGCCGGTCGGATCGGTCCGCGTGCCGAGCCGGCGTAACAAATCCTCGAACGTCACGCGGATCGCGGACGCTTCCACCTCGACGATCGGCAACAGCGACGGGGTGAAGTCGCGGATCGTCACCGACTGGATCGTGAACTGCGCGCTGAGCTGATACGGCGCCGCCAGTAAGTTCACCGTGACCGTGCGGCCCGAGCGCGCATTCAGATCGCGGCAGCGATAGTGAATCCGGATCTGGAGGTCGCGCCGTTGCGCCAGGTGCGCCGCGCCGCGGGCGCGGGCCTCGGTCGCCGACAGCCGGCGATCCTGAATGACGTCCTCGATGATCCCGCTATGCACGCCGGCCGTGGCGGAGGTAAACAGCAGCGCCGCCGCCGTCTGTGCCGCGGCATCGTCGACTTGGATCCAGACGTTGACGTCGTCGCCCTTCGGGATCGGATACACGATCGCGCCGTCGCCGGAGGCCGGCACGCCGAGCAGCATCGGGGCGGCGGTGACCGTCGAGTTATAGGCAATCGTGGCGACGATGGCGCCCGGCCCCGTCGCCGGAATCCCGGTCAGCGCGTTCGCCGTCGTGCCGGTGTAGCGGACGACTTGCTGCCCGTTGCCAATGACGGCCCACCCGCCCGCGGACCGGAAGGCGGCGGCACTCGCGACGATGATCGTCGTCGAGCCGGCGGGGACTTGGCCCGCGGGCTGGGTGAGGCCGGACAGGTCACTACTCGCCGGGCCGGCGCCGAGCGCCCCATCGGCCAGCGCGTCGAGGTAGGTCAGCGTCGCGTTATCGGCGATCGTGGTGAGCAGCTGCAGCGCCCCGGCGCCCGCGGCGGTGCGATACACCTTACGCGCCGTCACGGCCGACGCCCCGAGCGGAATCGCCGACAGTTGCACGCGGTTCGCCAGCGCCGTCGCCGTGACCGGCGCCGGGGTCCCCAGCCCGGCATCGGCCAGCGTGTCGCTGTAGGTGGTCGCCGTGTTGTTCGCGATTGTGGTGACCAGCTGCCACGGCTCGAGCACGTTCGTCGGCGTGCGGTAGATCCGCCGGCCGGTAATGTCGGCCCCGCCGATCGGGATCTGAGTCAGCGCCACCGTCGCCGCGGCCGACGTGTTGACGGTGGGCGGGGCCGCGCCGAGCGACGCCGTCGCCGTCGTGTCGGTGTAGGTCGTCGCCGTGTTGTTGTTGAGCGTGGTCACGAGGCGATACCCGGCGCTATTGGTGCGATACAAATAGCGCTTCGTCACGCCGGCCGGGCCGATCGGGATCTGCGTGACGGGGATCGCGTTGGTGGTCGCGCCGCCGCCGGGCGTCGGATTCGCCGCAATCGATCCGCTGGCCGTGACGTCGAGCACGCTCGTCGTCGTGTTGTTGTTGATCGTGAGCACGCGGCGAAAGGCCCCGCCGCCGGTCTGGCGGTACAGGTAGCGCCGGAGCACGCCCGCCGGGCCGGTCGGCACGGTGACGGGGATCGCGTTCGTGGTGACCACCGCCGTGTTCGATCCCGGGGGCGCGACGTGGCTGAGAATGGTCGCGTCGGCGATGAGGTCGCCGTACTGGGTACTGCCGGCGCCGGGGTTGTTGGCGATCGACGTCAGCAGGCGGAAGCTCGAGACGTTGGCGACTTGCGTCGTGCGGTTCCGGCGATACAGGTGCGCCCAGACCACCGCGCCCGACGGGGAGTACGGCACGGTCACCGTGATCGTCGACGACTTGCCGCCGCCGAGATTCGACGCCAGGGCGTTGACCTGTTCGGACGCGGCGGTCACGGTCGTTTCCAGGCTGTGATCGCTGGCCGACGCCGCCAGCGAATACGTGACCGCGTAGTCGTACGCGTTCATGATCGTGAGGTCGCCTTGGCCGTTGTTCGGGCCATTGGAAATCGGCCCCGGCGCCCCGGCATTGCCGATGCTCGTCGAGCCGGTGGCGACGGCACTCGAGGACGGTCCCGCCGTGGACTCCCCGGTGCTGGTTTCGTGCGTGTGCAGGTAGGCAAACAGGCCCGGCTCGATCGCCCCGCCGGTGGTCGGCGCCCCGGGCGTCGGCGGCGTGGTGGGGATCGGCGCGAGTGATTGCTGCACCAGCGTCACGACATTGGACTCTGGGCCGATCGTCGACTGGCCCGACGGCGTGCCGAACGTCACCGCGTAGGCAAACGACCCCGGCTCGATCGCGCCGCCGAAGGTGGGGGCCGTCGGCGCCGGGGCGGCCAACACGTCCACGCCGGCCGGCACGACGACGCCGATCGACGGCCCGAGCAGCGTTTCGCCGGTCGCCGTGACGAACGTCACCGCGTAGCCATGCCACCCGGGATCCGGCCCCGGCCCGGCCTGCAGCGGCCCGATCGCCGGCGGGGTCAGCGGCGGCGCGATGGCGCCCACGACGACGGCCGTGCGCGGCCCCGGCAGCGACTCCCCGCTGGCGGTGACGAACGCGACGGCGTAGTCGTGCGCGCCCGCCGTGACGCCGGCGCCCCCGGTGACCGTGGCGGTCAGCGCGGCCGACGGGGAGGCGCCCGGGCCGACGAGCGCGCCGCCGCCGCCGAGCGATCGACCGGTATAGCGGATCCGTTGCGGGCCGGCTTTCACGACGCCGCCGGCGTCCTCGTACCAACTGGCCGTGACCACGGGCAGTAGCGTCTCGCCCGGCCGCACGTCGGCATGCGCGATCGAGCCGCCGCCCTCGACATAGACGCGCGTGACCAGCTGGCTCCCGTCGCGGTCGACCACCAGATCGGTCAGCGTCGGGTGGACGGGATTCAGTTCGGACGGATCGGTCACGGGTTCCGGATCGCGGTCGGTCCACAGGTGCAGCGCCCGGTGATAGTCGACGTACCAGTAGCCGCCCAGGCGGTTCGCGAGCGCGGTGAGCGCTTGCGGGGCGTCGTGGTCGGTGACGGTGAATTCGTCGAGCACGGGCAGCGCCGGCGCCACCCAGGCGGCGGTGAACCCCGGCGCCCCCAGCGCGAGAATGTCTTGCGCGATCGTCGTCGCCGTCTGCCCGCGCCAGCGGTGCGAGAACACGCGCTGGCGCAGCGCCCACGTCCAGTCAATCGCGTGGACGTCGAACACCGCCAGGAGCGGTGATCCGAGGTACGTGTGCGAGACGTCGAGCACTTGCCCCGCGAACAGCCGGTCGAGACTGTTGGTGCTGCCCATCGTGATCACGACGTCTTGCCCCACCGTCGGGACGGCGCCCTTGACACGGAAGGTGCAGCGATTGGGCGCCTCGTTGAGCGCGTCGGTAATCGTGAGGTTGCCGACGACCTTCCCGCCCCCCGTGGGCGCGGTGCCAATCTGATCGCCGCCGATCGAAATGAACCCGCCCGGGCCGTGATAGTTGGATCGCGTCGCCGCACTGCGCGCGACGTTCGACAGCGCGTAGAGCGGGACTTTCCACCCCACGGACAGCGGCCAGCCCGCGCGCCCGGCCCCGGAGCGCAACACGCCCGCGCGGGCCGGGGTGATCGCATGCTGGCTGCCGGTGATCGCCATGGCCTACGCGCGCACGCCCGACGAGCGCCAGTCGGCGGCCAGCGCGTCCTTGACCACGGTCGCGATCGCTTGCTTGTCGCCGGCGACGGTGTTCACCGTCACGCTTTGATTGACCGTGGTTCCGCCGGCCGCGGTGGTGCTGCCGCCCATCATCCAGGCGTTCGCCGTGCCGGCGTGGGGACTATCCCAGTCGTACCCGTGCTGTGCCTGCCACGCGGTTGGATTCGTTTGCATCAAGTTCCACTCGGACTCGGACATGTAGGCCGGCTTGGTCGCCTTGCCGATCGTGCCGGTCATGGTCCCTTGCCCCTGGCGGACCAGATCCATCGCCGCGGACCACGACAACGTCGCCTGTTGCACGACGTCGGCGGAGTCGGCGACGACTTCGGCGGCGAAGCGCACGGACTCCGACATGTCGATCGCCGCCATGGACGTTTCCGCCATCACGACTTTCGTCTGCTCGAGCGGCGGCAGCGTCCGCTCCATCCCTTGCTTGAGGTAGGCGTAGGGGTCGGTGTTCTTGATGGCCCGCGACCAGTCGTCCATCTCGCGCAGCGCCTCGGTCTGGTTGTAAAGCGCCACCACGGCCTCGCCGGTGCCTTGCACCAGGCCGGCGTTCGCGTCCGTCAGTTCGTCGATCCCGGTTTTGGCCTCCCGCGCGGCGATCCGCTGCTCTTTCATCGCCCCCGCGGTCTCGCGCACGGTCTCTTTCGCTTTCCCGGTCCATTCGAGGAAGGCGCCGCCGCCGTTCACGAGTTCCTGATGGGCAGCCATCGTGTTATAGGCTTCGTCTTTCCAGCCCTTGAACGTCGCCTGCACGTCCCGCGCATTCGCCGCGAGCCCCTGAAACTTGTCGCCCACGCCGGGAATCTGTGTCGCGGTTTCCGCCAGAAACACATTGATGTCAGCCAGCTTTTCGCCCAGGAACGCCAGCGCCAGCAGCACGGCATCGACGGGGATGATCAGCGCCGCCAGACCGCGGGCGCCGTACTCGCCCAGCGTGATCAAGTCGGCGGCGAATTCCAGCGTGGCGATCGCGCCCCGTTCGATCAGATCGGCGATCGCCTGCACCAGTTCCTGTTTCGTGCCGCCGAAGGCGTGCAGGATCGCCGTCTCGAGCGCGTCGAGGCCGGCCTTGAGCACGCCGGATTCGGCGATCGCTTCGCTGATGCTGTCCTTGAACGCGCCATAGGCGTCGCTCAGCCCCAGCGCCGCATCGACGACGCCCCACAGTTCCTGCCCCAGCGCCGCCACCGCATCGAACGCCAGCTTGAACAGCTCCGATGCCGCGTTGGCCGCGAACGTCCCCATCGCGACGTCGAGCGCGTCGTACGCCTTCTGAACGTCCTTCGTGGACGTCTCCACCTCGCCCGTGGCCTCGACGACGTCGCCCATCGCAAGCAGCGCTTCGCGAATGTCGGCGGCGACCTTGATGATCATCCCGGGATTGATGCCTGCCATGTCAGCCTCCGAACCCGGTGATCTGAATGGACTCCGCGACGGCGTCGTACATGCGGCGGTCATGGCCCGGTGCTTCCACCGCCGCGGAGGCGTACATAAACGGGCGCTTCGTCATGTAGCGCGTGCCGAATTCCAACCAGAACCCGACGTTTGGCCGATTGGCGCGCACGGCCAGGACGACATACCCGGTCCCGTCGCGGGACTCTTCGTAATGAATGCCCGACGCCAGCGCCCCGGTCCGCCGCGCGACGCGGCCTTGCGCTTCGCGGACGATCGCCGCGGCGGTCACTTCCGCGGCGGCCTTCGTGCGCGACGCTAGATCGGTCCCGAGTTCCCGGAGGCCGGCGTGTAACGCCGAGGCGTCGATGGTGAACGTGATCACGGGCGCCGCCGTTCCTGCACCAGCGCAAAGTCGTGTTCGAGCACCAGATCGGTCAGCGGCGGATCGGCCGGGCGCGAGCCGCGCGCATCGAAGGCCGCCTTCGCCCGCGCGTACGCCCGATACTCGAGGATCGTTTCGAGGAAGCCCGCGGGCAGCGCTTGCCACTCGCGCCACGCCGCGGACGGCAGACAATGAAACTCTTCGCAGAGACGGCCGAGCAGGTATTCGAGCGGGAACGGGCCGGCGCCGTCGAGCGCGCGGTGCAGCGCTAGGTAACGCTTTTTTTTTCCGCGGCGCCGTTGGGCAGGGTCAACTCCAGGATGGCGCGAAACAGAAAGTCCGCGGCCTGCTCGTCGAGGTCGTCCACCCGGGCCAGCGGTTCGTCGTACGTCCACGCGGTCACGCCTTTCGCCAGCACGGTTGCCCGGTCGTACTTCCGGAGCGGATCGTCACCGCCGGCCGTCACCGCGTCGGCGTCCTCACGGCCGGCCGTCGCCGCGGCCAGCTCGCGCCCGAAGGCGGCGCCGCCGATCGACTGCACGAAGGCCATCGAGGCCGCGATGCGCGCCTGGCGGGCGTCGGCCAGCGCCTTGCCGCTCAACTTCTGGATCGTGACGGTGTGCGGCTCGTCGAACGGCAGCGGCACGACGCGCGAGACGTACGACGCGAAGATCCCCATCTACGTCCAGACGCCGGCGCCCGTCGGCTGCACCGTCGCCGTGTATTCCGTGAGCGCGGCATTTTTCGCCGCGACTTCGTAATCCACCAGCCGGGTTTCGACGGTGAACTTCTTGCCGTCGCCGTACGTGACTTCCAGCGTGCGAGTCGCCGCGGACGGCTGACAGTCGGCCGTCGACGGCATGAAGACGACATGCGGCCCCGTCGCGGCGGTCGTATCGAACAAGCCCTTGATGGCGATCGCCGGCATGCGGCGCATGCCCGTGGGCGTGTGCTCGAACCACGGATCGCCGAAGCTGTGCGTTTCTTGCGTGAGGTTTTCGATCTTCACGCCGCCGAGTTCGCGGACGTGTTGCGTGACATCCGACAGCGTGCCGCCGGGCGCGGCGTCGTACTGAATGACGACATCGACCGATCCGTATTTGCCAGCCATGCGAGTCTCCTAACCGCGGAAGAGGCCGGCCGCCACGCGGACCGTGCCGGTCCCGGTGATCGTGCCGACGAACTGCGTGTAGCGGTTGACCGTGCCGGCCACGGTCACCGCCTGATGATTCGGCGCGGAGGTCACGTTGACGAACGTGGTGAGGTCCGTCCAGGTGCTGCCGTCGGTGGAATGGCGGAGCTTGCCGACGAACCCGGTGATCCCGGTGAGCGCCGTGACCTGCTGCGACGCGGTGCCGCCGGCCGCAGACGCGGCACCGTTATCGACTGTCGCACTCGTCCACGTCGCCGTTTTGTCCGCGGCCGGCTGAATGACGGCGCCCCCCGCGACCAGGGCGCCGCTGATTTCGTAGGTGACGTTCGCCTTCGTGAGGCCGCCGAGCACGGCCAATACCTCATAGCCCGTGGTGAGCGTGCCGGTCGCCTGGAACAGCGTCACGCCATCCGGCGACCAGACCAGCGAGCGCGCCGGCAGCGGCATGGGCGAGAGCAGCGCGTGCAGCCCGCCCAGCGTCGTATCGAAGTACGCGCCGTCCTGCGTCACGGTCGCGCGGCGGATCCCGGGCGGGGTCCAGTCGAACCAGCTATCGCCCAGCCCGGTCGTGTCTTCCTGCAGCGCGTCGATCTTCCAACTGAAGCCTTTCGGCTTCGCGCCGAGCAGGCTCGTCCCGTTGAGGGTGAGCTGCGTAAATTGCGCCGATCCGGCCTTAGGCATGGTCCCGTCCTGTTACCGTGTCCTCCGCGAATTCATGGCCGCACATGCCACACACGTCGTGCGGCCGGCCGAAGCCGCTCGAGGCGACGCGCGTCGCCGGGGCGGCGTAGCACTTCGGGCAGTGATCGTTGTGCCGCCGCACGGCCTGCCCGCGGGCATCGACGAGGCGATCGGCCGGATCCGCGGGACGCTCGTCGGCGGTCATGCGGCCTCCTGCAGATAGATCCGGGACTCCGCCACCAGCTCGCGCACGGGGACGTTATTCAGCAGCTCGAACGGCAACGTAATCGTCGCGTCGTGCGGCGCGTACGCGGACACCCAGCCGGCCACGGGCAGCGCCCCGGATGTTTCCGCCGCGCGCAACAGCCGGATGGCTTCCTGCACGATCGCTTGCGCCTCGTGCATGCCCGGTTCGGTACTGAACACATGCACGCGCAGATCGATTTCCAGCAGCCACGGCCCGGCGCCCAGCCCGCCGGCCATGCGTTCGGCGGCGAGTTCGTACCAGACGAACGGGAACGACTGCGCGCCCTCGGTGATGACCGGCTGATCGACGACGCGCTTCGCGCCGGCGCCAATGGGCGGCGGGGCGGTGAGGGACGGCACGTTGAGCACCTTGAACACGGCGTCGGCGACGGCGTCGAGCGCGGAGTCGGCCATTACTCCAGCTCCCCGCATTCGAGCACGAGGAAACGGTGCGCGTAGGCCGGCTCCGGGTGCGGGAACACGCCGAAGATTTCCAGCTCGCGCGGCGCGGTTTCCTGATAGCGCGTCCAGTGCAGGATCATGTGCGGCTCGAGGCCGGGCCGGTAGTGGATGACCGCGCGATAGATGACCGTCGCCGCCGCGGCCCCGCCCACGGCCTGGCGTTCCGAGGCGTTGAGCGGTTCGATGTAGGCGAACGCGGAGCCGGCGGGATACCAGTCGTCGGGCTGGCCGCCCTGGCTGTCGCTCTTGAACGTGACCGTGATCGTCCCCGTCGCGGGCGAGGCCAATCCCGCCGGCACGGTGTACGAGAACTGGGTCGCGCCGGTGACCGTGACCTGCCCCGACGTCGTGTTGTACCCGAGCGGCAGCGCGCCGCGGACCGACGCATAGTCGCCCGACGTCAGCCCGTGCGGCGTGCCGGTGACGGCGGAGGCCACCGTGCCGAGCGCGGTGAGCGTCGTCACGGCGATCGCCGGCGGCGTCGTCGACAGGAAGTCCACGGGTTCGGTGAGCCGGCCGATCGGCTGGATCGTCGCCATCTAGGCCACCGCCACCTGATGCCAGCGCAGCAGCTTCCCGCGCACGGCCGGCGAGGGGAATCCATCCCAGGGCGACGGGGTGCGGCTGGCCCCGCGGTCGGTGTCGCCGCGATCGGTGTAGAGGTCGGTCAGCACATCGAGGATCGCCGACCGCACTTCCAAGGGCGCGGTGGCCGCCGTCCAGGGATCCACGGGCGCCTTCGTGCAGTACGCCAGCACCAGCGCCTCCGCCTCGGCCAGCTTGTCCTGGACGTACGTGTCCTGCGCGCTGTGGGTGATCGACAGTTGCGCTTTCGCCTGCTCCAAGGTGACCAGGGCCATTACGCCGGCACCTCGTCCTCGTCGGCCTCGGTCTGCGCTGGCGGCCCGGCCGAGGGAGTGACCGGCGCGGAAGGCGTCGCCGCCGGCGTCGCCCGATCCCGTGCCGCCAGCGCTTTCAAGCTGTAGTTCTGCTGTTGCATGTACGGCGTGTCGCCGCCCTCGACGGGGCCGAACCCGAAGTACTTCCGCCGCGCCTCGTTCGGCGTCAGCGTCGCCGAGCCGATCGCGTCGGCCGCCGCCTTCGTGCGCGTCGCCGTATCCATCCAGTAGAGGTCATCCACGTTGAATTCCGTCCCGAGCGGCCGCTGGAGTTCCAGACCTTCATCCAGCGCGAGTTCGATCCCGGTCATGTGCGGTTGCAGGCACTGGCTGTAAAACTGCTGAATCAATTGTTCCTGGTTGCCGTACGGCGCGGCAAAACTCGCATCCACGAGCGCCGCCGGCACTTTCAAGACGCCGCAGATCGTGCGCGTCGTCCAGCCCAACTGTTCCACAAGCTGTGAATCGACGGCCGAGGCCGCGGCCGCCGTATACGTCGTGCCGCCATCCAGGATCGCCACGGTGCCGACCTTGTCCTTGCCGTGGCGTTCGTACCACCGTGCTTTCATCGCATCGGCTTCGGCCTGCTCAATTTCCTTCGGGACCTGCAAGACGCCCGACGGCTGGCTGCCGTTCGCGAAAAACGACGCGGAATTGTCCTGGATGCTCAGCGCCTGGAGCGCCGCCGTCGCGCACGCAAAGATCGGACTCACGCCGATCAACTGGTGGAACAGCGGCACCATGAGGTCGTGAATGACTTCGCGCGCCGGCACGACAAACCGATCCGTGCCGCTCTGTTCGACGGTGAGGCCGGCCAGCTCGTGCCGCTGCAGCTCGTAATAGATGGCCCCGTCCGGGGCGATCAGCAGCGTCACTTTCGCCGGGTCCAGGAGATACAACGCGCTGACCACGCCGCGCGCGTCCCGTTCTTTCAGGAGGTAGGCATTGCCCGTCAGAAGTTTGGACGACAGCCACGCCTCGAGAAACTTCTGAATCGTCTGGTAGCGATTCGGCTTCCGTAACACCGGCGAGTAGGCCGGGTTCGCCGTCGGCACCCACACGTCGGGCTCGACTTGTTCGACGAGGCGCAACTGGCACTTGCCGATCGTTTCGGCGATCAGCGTGACGCAACTAAAGATCGTGGGATTCCGCACCGCGGACTCCGCCGGCAGATCGGCGTTGTGCTGCCAGGCGCCGCTATACGGTTCCCGCACGGTCGGCCACCAACTGCGCCGGGAGGATACCGGCGCCAGTCCGGCCGGTACCTTCCCGATCTGCAATTCGTAGCCGGCGATAGCGACTTTCATCGCCTAGTTGCCGCCGTTGCTCTTTTTCGCCGGGGCCGCCTGCCCCTCCGCCATCATCATCTGGCCCGCGGGGATCGTGTAGGTCGCGCCGCTCACGTACCGCGCCGCGCCGCCGATCGCCTTCAGCCACGTAATGAACCACTCCGCACGCAGCCCCACGCAGTTGTTCTGCCACAGCGACACGAACACGGTCGTGGCATCGGCCGGATCCATCGGGGCGTCGTTCATCTGCAACGAGGCTTCGCGGCTGACGTCGATCGTGATCCCGCCGTCGTCGGCATACAGCACCATCTCGGGGACCAGCGCGACGATGTTCGTGCCGGCCGCGCCGCTGGTGACGATCTTCATGCCGTTGACCGTGCCGCCGGCGGAGGTCAGATTCGGGAACAGCGGGGCGCCGGCCGCGTTCTTCTGGAACGACAACACCAGCGCATTCGACGGCGACATGATGTAGGTCAGGTTCTGGATCGGCATGTTGATCGTCGTGAAGGCGTTCGCCAGCGCGACGAGGTCGCCGAGCGGCCCGACCGACGTGATCGCCGACGTGCCGTTCGTGATCGACGCGGGCGAGACGTTCGCCACAGCCGCCTTGCTGGGATCGATGAACGCCGCATCCACGAACGCGGTGATCCCCGCGATCATGTCGGCCTTGACGATGTCCTCCGCCGACGGGCTGGACAACCGCGCCAATTCCTCGGTGATGACCACGATGCCGGCCGTCTTGTGGTACGGGACGGTCAGCGAGCTGAAGGCGAGCTTGGTGACCGGCTTGGGCTTCTGTTCCCCGACCCACCCGTACGACCCGCCCAGCGATTGCGCCGGCACTTTGCAATTGAACGGCACCTTGCGAAGGCCGGTGATCTGGCCGATGGCCGTCTTCGGCCGGAGCAGGGCGACGAAGTCATCGACGATCTTCGGTTGCATCAGCGGGCCGGCCCACGTGGCGTCCGTCGTGGTCCCCGGCGCCACGGCGGCTTTGAGGAACATCGCCACCTCCGGGCTATCCGGCCAGCGCGCCTCCGCGTACATCGCCGCTTCGTGATCGTTGCCGTGTTTGATGACCTTCGCGCAGAAGGCGCGGACGAAGAGATTCCCGGGCGGCACGGTGGGCGTCACGCGGATGCTGCTGTACGCCTTCGTCTGCGTCGCCGGCGTGGGCGTGACGAGCGGCACGGCGGCGGCCTTGTTCAGTTCGGCGGCGGCCTGCAAGCGCGTCACATGCCCATCGATCCCCGTGACGCGGCCGGCCAGCTCGTCGTACTCCTTCTGCTGGATGTCGGTCAGCGTCTTCTCCGGCGAGAACATTTCGTTCATGCGGGCCACCAGCGGCGCGCGTTCGTCGGTCCAGTGCGTGATCTGTTCGTGAATGGTCGCCATAGGTTTCGTGTCCGGGGAAGCGGCTTTATAGGTGGTGATCGTGGCGTCGGCATTCGCCGGCACGGTGACCAGGGACAGCTCGAGGAATTCCGTCTTGAGAAAGTCACAGCCGCCGAAGGTGTTCGGCTTGATGGATTCGCGCAGCGCGCGATAGCCGGGCGAGACGGCTTTGAACAGCCGGGCCTTGATGGCCTGCCAGGCGCCGTCGACGCGGTCCTTCAGCGGGCCGGGGTCGGCAATCGCCGGGAGCGAGGCAGTAAACGGAATCCCGTCCGCGGTCGGCGTCCCGAAGGTGACTTCGCCGATCGGGAGATTCTTGTCATGGCTGAGCAAGAGCGGGACGGGATTCGTGAACGTCGCGCCGAGCGGATCGATCACGTCGCCCGAGCGATCCGGGCGCGGGGTCGAGGCGATCCCCGTGATGATCCGCTGGTCGTCGTCGACGGCTTTGATCGTGAAATCGGTGAGGTCGCCGGTGCGATCGGTCTGCACGGCTGACGACGGTACCGGGGTACCCGCAGCCGTGTCTAGGGTTTGGACGGAGCGCGCATCGTCGCCTCCTTCAGCACATGCCGCACATATTCCGGCACGGTCATCCGATCGCGTCGGGCCGCGGCATACGTCGAGTCATACAAGGCGCCCGGCATCGTGAGATGCATTTCATACGACGGCGGCCGGGGCGCCGGTGGGCGGGGCTTCTCGGGTGGCGTCATAGCGGATGCCCTTTAGGTGTACACGTGAAAATGCTGCCGCGGCGCGGACGTGTGCCGCTCCATCATGTCGATCGCGAGAATCAGCGCCACGACGCCATCGATGCGCTGCGTCGACAGCCGCTTGCTGGGCTTCAGGTTGCCGGCGGCGTCGCTTTCCACCGCGACGTTGGACACATTCCACGACAGCACCGGATCGCCGTCGTGGCGGAGCTGCCGCCCGAGGATGGCCTTCTCGAGCGACTTGGTCGGGGACGACAACGCGGCGAACCCTTGCCGGATCGGCAGACAGGTGAACCCGTCTTGCGCCTTCAGCCGTTCGACCAGGTCGGTGGCATTCCAGGGGTCGTACCCGATCGCGTGGACGTCGTACCGATCATCCCAGTCACGGAGCGTCGCCCGGATGGCCTCGTAGTCAATCACGTTGCCCGGGGTGAGCGTCAGCCGGCCGTCCGCGGCCCAGCGGTCATACGGCACGCGGTCGCGCCGGATGCGGTCCTGGAGGCCGTCGGCCGGTAAGAAGAAGTGACAGGTCAGGTCATACCCCTCACCGCCCGGGAACACCGCGCACAGCGCCGTGAGGTCAGTGGTGGTGGACAGATCCATGCCGACATAGCAGCGCCGGCCCTCGAGCGCGGCCCGCGGCGCGAAGCAGGCTTCCCACGCGGGCAGTTGAATCCAGCGGGCGTCTTGTTCGGTCCACTGGTTGAGGTACAGCCGGCGAAACACGTTCTCTTGCGCCGGAATCGCTTGCGCCCGCTTCGCCGCGATCCGCATGTCCTCGAGCGACCGGAAATCGCCTAAGGCGGGATTGGCCTTCCGCCACACGGCTTCCTTGCGCCAGTCGGCGTCGGCCGGCGCCTCGTAAATCACGGGCAGGAAGGACGGATCCAGGTCGGGGTTCTCGGCGACGCGTTTCCCGTGGCTGTACAGTTCCCACAGGATCGAATGGCGATCGAAGCCGGCCGTCGAGATGACCAGCATCAGGGGATTCTCGCGGGCGCCCATCGACGTCGAGAGCACGTCGTACAGCTCGCGCGTGGGCGCGGCGTGCAGCTCGTCGTACACCACCATCGACGCATTGAACCCGTGCTTGCTGTACGCCTCCGCGCTGATGGCGCGGTAGAACGACCCGCTGGGGCGATGCACGATCCGCTTCTGCGAATCGACGATGTCGCACTGCGCGAGCAGGTACGGCTCCTGGCGGATCATCTGCGCGGCCACCGCGAAGCAGAGGCCCGCCTGATCCTTGTCGGCCGCCGCACTGTAGACTTCGGCGCCCCGTTCGCCGTCGCCGAGCAGGCCATACAGCGCGATCGCCGCGGCCAGTTCCGTCTTGCCGTTCTTCCGCGGCAGCATCAGCAGCGCCGTGCGGTACTGGCGCCGGCCGTCGCGCCGCACGCGGAACAGCTTCCGCACGATGCGTTCCTGCCACGGGCGCATGGCGAACGACTGGCCGGCGAAGGCGCCCTTCGTGTGCGACAGGTTGTTGATGAACTGCACAGCGCGCGGCGTCATTTCCGTTTCGCGAGTTCCCGCAAGGCGATGCAGATGAGGACGACGAGCGCGGCCAGCGCGATGAGCGCGATCACCGCGCGCCGATCACCCCATCCCATTTGTTGTCGGGTTCCGCGGCTTTCGGCACGGTGATCCGCGCCCGCGACACCGGCTCGAGGCCGAAGAGCGCGTAATACGGCCGGATCATGGGCGCAAAGTCCTTCTCGAGCTTCAGCGCCGCGTCCCACTCGCCCACCGTCTTCAGCACGCTGGCGCGGTCGAGGGACGCCTGCAGCTCGCACAGCGTGCGGAACGGCCGCACATCGGCCGCTGTCAGGGTGCCCATATGGAGGCAAATCGGCGCTAACTCGTCCCAGATGGCCGCGGCACTGGCCGACAACCCCTCGGGCTTGACCACCTCACCCGGCGGCGGCGTGGGTTCCTTGGTATTGAGCTTCCGCTGGCCCGGATTGCCCCGCAATACCTTGAGCGCGGTGGGTTGCGGCCGGCGTCCCGAATTGGAATTGCCCATAATTCAGGCCGGAAATCGAGCGTTTTGCGCAGAATGTTGCGCGGGGG